CAAATGCCACATACCCCCACAAATTCTCACAGTCCGTTTCACAGTCCGTTTCGCACCCGAATGACGCCTAAATGATGTGCATTATGTACCCATGACTGGTACATGTGCCCACATCATGCGACCTCTGATTTGGCTGTAATCATTATGTCTGATATATCACCGAAATATCAACTTATCCACACTGTCACATCCACGCATGGGGGCATGGGGGGGTACGGGCATGCACTCTGTGTATGATTCTTATAGCCTAGGGTTGGAGCAAACTTTTTTTAGGTTCGGATACCCCCACACTGTGTTTGTGGGTCCCCCTATGGAAATATAATATATAAAATTTTTAACAATCCCATTTACGCAGCGCTAGGGCTTTGCGTGTTGGTCGTCCTTTGGAGTCTTTTAGTGGTCCTTTGGAGCCGCCCATTCTTGCGCAAAACGATTTGCGGCGTGCAGCCGCTTTCGGTGATTTGGCTGCTTGTTTTGCTGAGACAGGTGGGCGTAGTGTGCCACCTGTTTGCGCTTTGTATGAGGCTCGTCCTTTAGCGTTGAGTCCACCCTTAGGGTTTTTGCCTTCTTTTCTTGTCCATGCAGCAGTTTTTGGCATTATCGGTAACTCCTTGTTTTTTTTGCTATGGACTTGGGTTGTTTAACAAACTGTTTACCAGCCTTGGTGCCTTTACGCTTTGCGGCACTAGTCTTAGCGTACTCTTTGGCAGATAATGCTTTAATGGCTTTAGATGGCAGGTACCGTTCACCTGTTGCTTTAGGTCCTACGGTGGATGGTTTACCAGATTTGGTAGTCCATTTCTCTGAAGTCCATTTAGATAAAGATTGTTGCTTACTGGTCTTAGGTCCTGAGTATCCGCCTCCAGCCTTCTTGTAGCGTTGCGCCACTATTTGTGCTTTGCGTGCTGACCATTGCCCTGCTTTGCCACCATCGGTACCAGATTTAACAGCAGACAATATGCGCTGTCGTAATTCAGGTTTAGTGTATGCCATTGTTGTCCACGCCTATTGTGATTGTGAACAGCACAAACTGTTCTATTGTGTCGCTTCGTGTTACTCAGCGACCTACACTATCCAGTATCCCTTACCCCCCCTATAATCCCCCCCGTTGTTCCCTACGGAACAGAAAGAACATTAATAGCATGGACAAAGAAAACATCCTAGACCCAAGACAAGAAAAATATTTGAACTGGTTATGCACGCCAGCGTCTGGTCGGATTCCTAGTTCGCAAGAGAAGTATGCTCAGCAGGAAAGTATTGACCCAACAACTCTTAGACGCTGGCAAAAGAAACCATCCTTCAAGGCGGAGTGGGCTAAACGGGTTGAGGATTTGCAGGGTTCTCCTGAGCGGTCACAGAAGTTGTTGGATTCATTATATACGAAAGCGTTGGATGGCGATAACAAGGCTGCACAGTTATACCTTCAGGCAACCAACAGGTTGGCTCCTACACAAATCAAGGTTGAGCACTCGCAAAAGTTAGAGGACATTTCTGATGCGGAGTTGGATGCGTTGATTGCTAGGGCTGCTTTGGGTGAGAAACATATTCGTCAGGAAACAGAATCTTTCGCTAGGGAACTAGAGGAACTATAAGTATGGCTACAACTAACGATGCGATGTATGTTGCGCTAAAAGCGCAGTATCCTAGTTTGTCCACTTTGGGTGACATGATGTATGCCTTTGCTCAAGATAACGGTTACAACTTTAGTAACACTTTGGGTTACGAGTTTTATGCTGCTACTGGCGCTACGGGGACAACTCGGGGCGATTTGGCTAATTCGTATTGGAATGACCCAGATTTTGCGGTTTCCAACTTGGAACAGGAAGATGGAACAGATTTGTTACTAGAGGATGGTTCATTCATTTTAATGGAGGCTGGTAATGGCTGATAAGAAGATAACTGCTTTAACGGCGCTGACTGGCGCCAACACGGCTAGCACAGATGTGTTCCCTATTGTGGATGTGTCGGCTACGGAAACTAAAAAGATTACGGCAGCAGAGTTGGCTGCCGCTATTGCTGTTATTGGTTTAGATGCTGGTGGAGGTGTTCCAACAAAGATTCATGGTATTGAGTTACCTGCTACACATATGATTCGTTTTGAAGGTTCTACCGATAACGATTTTGAAACTTTTTTGACGGTTGTGGACCCGACTGCTGACCGTACTCTTACTTTCCCTAATGAGACTGGTACTGTCGCTACTCAGGCTTATGCTGATTCGGCTGCTAGCGCTGCTGTCGCTGCTTCAACAGTTGATTTTGCTGATACCGATAATGTTTTATGTAACGCAGTATTTAACTAGGGAACGATTTAACCACTTATTAGGAGATAACACATGGCAACTTTTACAAAAATTCCACTTAGCGGTTCAACCGATGGTCGTGGCATCCACATTAACGATGACGCAACCGCAGGTAAGACCGTTCATACTGGTTCGGCTACAGCGACGACGATTGATGAAATTTGGTTGTATGCAACAAACTATGATACGACTGCTCGCAAACTTACGATTGAGTGGGGTGGCGCAACTGCTGGCGGCGACATCATTGAGTTCACCGTTCCTGCTGAGTCAGGTTTGTATCTGATAGTTCCAGGTCTTATTATTAAAGGTAACGCTACTCCGTTAGTTGTTGCTGCTTTTGCTGCAACAACCAGCGCTATTAACATTTTTGGTTTTGTAAATAGAATCACAGCGTAGGGTTTAGCGATGTCTAGATACGGTTCACGCACACGAGTAGGGCAAGCGGTATCTGTTTTTGGTCAGCCTGCTGCTGTTGTAGTTCCTTCAATAACCGTTGATTTTGTTTGTCAGGCTGGCGGTGCAGGTGGCGGTGGTCAATTCTACGCTGGTGGTGGTGGTGCTGGTGGTTTGCGTAGTTCAGTTACTGGTACAGGTGGCGGCGGAACTTTAGAATCTGCACTTTCGCTCGCATTTAGCACAAACTACAATGTCACTGTTGGTGGAGCAGGTGGTGGTGGTGGTGCTTATAGTAATGGTGGAACTGGCGGTACAAGTGCTGTAGGTCAAATTATTTCGCTCGGCGGTGGCGGTGGCGGAAGTAACGGTGCTGCGGGTCAAAATGGTGGATGTGGTGGTGGTGGCAGTTCTGGTACTGGTGGCTCTGGTTTTGTAAATATGGGTTTTGCTGGCGGTCAAGGTGGTGGCGGTAGTGCTGGCGCTGGTAACGGCGGTGGCGGTGGCGCAGGGGCAGTTGGTGTCAATAGAAGTGGTGCAAATGATGGCAACGGTGGTGCGGGTGTTGCGACAAGTATTACGGGTTCATCAGTAACTACGGGCGGTGGTGGTGGTGGCTCATCATACTCAGGAACAATCGGAAGTGGCGGTGCAGGTGGTGGAGGCAATGGCGCTCAGGGAACAGCAGTAACTCAAGCAACAGCAGGCACAGCAAACACAGGTGGCGGTGGTGGTGGGGGAAGCCATAACTCAACATCGGGTGGTGCTAATGGTGGGAGTGGGGTTGTAATTATTCGTTGGCTGACCGCTTCAGGCACATTAACTGTTGGTGCTGGATTGACAGCAGACGCAACAGGAACAGACGGTGCTTATTCTTATAGACGGTTTACTGCTGGTTCAGGTAATATAAGTTTCGCATAATGAAACAATTTGTTGCGCTTAGTGGTTTACCACGCACAGGTTCAACTTTGTTGTCATCTATTTTGTCGCAGAATCCAAACATTCACGCCGAAGGTAATTCTGCTGTCTGCCAACTGATGTGGGATATGCAACAATCTGCTATCAATTCGGAACAGATGAGGGCAAATAACAAAGATTTAATTGACAAACTTGTTAAACCAATACCGCACACTTATTACAGCGATGTTAAGAAACCGATTGTTGTTGATAAGTGTCGTTCGTGGACTTTGCCAGCAAACATTCAAATGCTAAATAAATATTTTGATAACACAGCAAAAGTGATTGTGCTTGTTAGACCACTCGTTGAGATTGTTGCTTCGTTTATGTCGCTTCGTAAAGAGAACGGTTGGCAAAATTTAGAAGCAGGTTTGCTTGATGACGGTAGTGAGCCGATTATGCGTTCACTTGCTGGTGTTGAATGGGCAAGAAAAAATAACAATGGCGAGTTTCTTTTTGTTACCTACGATGACCTTGTTGATGAGACACAAGCAACCCTTGACCGTATTTATAGACATTGTGGTTGGGAATCTTTTAATCACAATCTTAATCAGATTGTGAATATGCACAAAGAAAATGATGATGTTTATAATCTTGTTGGTCAGCATATTGTTCGCCCACAAATTAGTCGGCGCACAGTTGATGTTGAATTGTCAGATGAACTGGTTGATAAATGCAACCGATTAGATGAATGGAGTATGTATGGCGCATTATGCGTTTCTTAATTCAAGCAATGTTGTAGTCCAAGTGATTACGGGCGTTGATGAAACAGTTACACAAATTGATTTAGACGGCACAGAAGTCGGCGGTTCATCTGAAGCGTGGGAACAGTTTTATCAAAACCAACCACAGCATCAAGGTTTGTTGTGCAAGCGCACTTCGTATCACGGGAACATTCGTGGCAAATATGCAAGCATTGGCGACACCTATGACGCTGACTTAGACGAGTTTATTACACCACCAATTCCTGAACCAATAGAGCCGTAGATGTGGGTCGCAATTTAACTAGGTGGCTTATACCGCTACCAGCAATCCTGTTTGCGGTTATACCGCAAAATGCTAACGCAGAACCAGTTGCGGGTTTAGCAACAACCTATTATACGATTGATGTAATCCCGCCAGTTCAATCAACTGACGAATACTCTGTCTGCGGTACTGAGACAGAGAACAACATCAATCGCAGTTATGACGGTGAACCGTACGAAGATTGCACAGGCGACCTGTTTATGGTTCACATGACGGGATACATAGACATCCCTGAACACAACACGATTGAGTTCTGGCTTGCATCTGATGATGGTGGTGAGATAACTATTGACGGCAATACTTTCGGTGTTTGGTATGACCAAGGCTGCTCAGCAACTTTGTCTGGTGAACTGGAACTAGAAGCCGAAAGTGTGCCGCTTCAGTTGTTTATGTACGAGAACGGCGGAAGTTCCTGTTTAATGCTTGCTTGGAAAATAGATGACGGCGACTGGACAATAGTACCCGATGAAGCGTTTACTTCTAGTAGTAGCCCAACCACCACAACAACAACCACGACCACGACAACCACAAGCACACTGCCAGAGACAACGACAACAACTTCAACCACATCCACGACTTCATCTACGACAACCCTTCCCATACAAAGTTCCACAACGACTTCAACAACTCTTGCACCAACAACCACGCAAACGACAACAACAACGACAGTGCCTGCCACCACAACGACAACAACTGAAGCACCTTATGTGCCAACTCAAACAACATCTACAACCGAACCTGAAGAAACAATTACAGCCGAACCTTTAGAAGAACAGACAACAACCACAACCGAACCTTTAGACGAAATAGAGGAAACATCTACAACCTATCCTGACGAGACTGGTCCCAGTATTCCTGATTTAGAACTTGACGAGCCTGAAACTCCAACCACTGTTGAGATAACCGTTCCTGAGACTTTTGACGAACTTGATGTCGTTGATACAACGCAGCCAGAAGAACAAGAGCAGACAGAGGAATATACACCAGAAACAACAGAACTAATATTAGATGATTCATCATCAGACATTATATCAGATGAACAATTTGAAGAAATACTGGATGACCTAGAAGATGCCAGCCCTGAACAGGTTGTTGCCATTATAGAATCCATATTGGCTGCAGATATCTCCAGCGAACAGGCAACAGAGTTGGTTTCTAATGTGGCTGTTCTTCAAGTAATTAGCGAAGAAGATGCCGAACAACTGTTTTCCGAGGTTGTCCCTGCTGATTTAACGGAGGAACAGGCTGCGTTAATTGTAGAGGCTGTTCAAGCAGCCCCGACTGAGGTACGACAAGCATTTGAGGGAGTGATTGACATTTTTGGTTCACAGTTTGAAAACTATGTTCCTACGGGGTCAAACATTCCTGTTTCTACTAGGCGTACTTTGGTCGCTATTGGGGCAACATTAACAATGTTGCCTACCTCTAGGGCTAGACGATAATGAAACGCATATTGGATTATCTTGTAGATAATGCGTGGACATGGGCGGGAACTGGCATGGTTTTGATTACTTTGTCTGGTCCTACTCTTAGACAGGCAACTTTTCTTACAGGTGCAGCGATT